TAACTTTTTGGCATAGATAGATGCATTAAAGAAAAATAAACTTTCGGAAACTTAAATGCCAGCACCAAAGGGAAATAAATATTCTCCAGGAAGACCGAAAGGAAAGCCTAATAAATCAACTACAAGCGTCAAAGAGGCTTTCCGACTCGCATTTGAGGGCATCGGTGGAGTTAAGGCTCTGATTGAATGGGCAAAAGACGAAAAAACAGAGTTTTTTAAGATTTACAGCAAGTTACTACCCAAAGAGCTTGAGGTTTCCGGTTCTGATGGCGGCCCGATAAAGGCCCAGGTCGAGGTAATTTTTGCAGATTCTAAACATAAAAGCCGAGTTCCCTGAGAAAATGCAGGGTCTTTTCAGCCCTTGGCGCTACAAGGTTTTCCACGGCGGGCGCGGCGGCGCTAAATCGTGGAGCATCGCCCGCGCTCTTTTGATTTTGTCGTCATCTAAGCCGCTGCGCGTGCTCTGCTGCCGCGAGTTTCAAAAGTCTATCAAGGATTCAGTCCACAAACTGCTAAGCGACCAGATAAAAGCCCTTGAATTGGACCGGTTCTTTGACGTTCAGCAAACCGTGATACGCGGCAAGGCAGGAACGACAGCCGAAGGAACGGAGTTTTTCTTTGAAGGGCTAAGGCACAACGTCACGAACATTAAGAGCTACGAAGGTTGCGATATTGCATGGTGCGAGGAAGCGCACCTGGTTTCTAAGTCCAGTTGGGAAATCCTCATCCCGACAATCCGCGCCGACAACTCAGAGATTTGGGTATCATTCAACCCCGAGCTACTTGAGGATGAAACCTATCAACGCTTCGTGATAAATCCGCCCGAAAACGCCCTGGTCGTTAAAGTCAACTGGTCAGACAATCCGTGGTTTCCTGATGTCCTACGCACCGAAATGCTGCAACTCAAGGCCCGCGACCCGGACGCTTGGTTGAACGTATGGGAAGGCAACTGCCGCGAGATTCTTGAGGGTGCTATCTTTGCCAACGAGTTGAGATCGGCCAAGGCTCAGGGCCGTATCTGCAATGTGCCTTATGACCCGATGTTCCCGGTTGATACTTATTGGGACTTAGGTTGGGCAGACTTCACGACGATTTGGTTTGTGCAGCCGTTGGCTATGGAGTTCAGGGTTATCAACTTCTATCAAAACCAGCTTGTGGGGATTCAGCACTACCTCGCCAAGATGCAGGAGATTGGCTATATCTATCGAATGGCCTATCTGCCGCACGATGCTGACCACGCGACACTTGCAGCTGGTGGGCGCACAATCAAGCAGCAGGTAAAAGCATCCGGCTTCGATTGCCGCATAGTTGATAGGGTTCCTTCCAAGATGTTCGGCATCAACGCAGCCCGTGCTGTGTTCCCGATGTGCTATTTCGATGAGAAGAATTGCGCTGATGGTTTACAGGCGCTTCGGCATTACCGATATGAGCACGACATTGACACGGGACGATTCAGCGACAAACCGGCGCATGATTGGGCTTCTCATGCCGCTGACGGCTTTCAACAGCTTGGCGTGTCTATCCGTGTGGCTCCAACACAAAAACAGATTGAGTTAAGCAGGCAAGTCAAACCTTGGGACCCCTGGGCGGTCCTTCAGGACCAAAGGAGTGCGTAATGGGCTTTGGATTTAAGATGCCAAAACTAAAGAATGTGGCTAAGTCTTTCTTGCGGTCCGGCGGCGGGCTGCTCCCTGGTGTAAATGAGTTCATGGCAACCGACAAGGGTGAGCAGCTTTACACTGATATTCACAAGGGACTTGGCAACTTGGTGACGGGCGGCTATCTGGCACAGAAGGACGCTACCGCTGAGGCCAAGAAGGCCCGCGACCAGGCTGCGTCCCAGTACCAAGCAGAGATTGACGCTGCGGCTGAAACGGCTCGCAAGGTGGCTGAGACTGAGGAGGAGCGCAAGCGCCGGTTGGCCGCCATGGGAACGCAGACGCCCTCCACGCTTACCGGGAGTTATCTTGGTATTCCAGGCCGGGTGAACCAGAGCCGGTCACTGTTGGGTTGATATGCCTACAGATACCGTCATACACGATACCGAAGATAACGCCTACGGCGGTGCGTTTGCCAATCGAAATGATCGGTACACGCGCAACTACAAGCATCTGGACGGTCAATACGATGTCTGGAAGGCTGCCTATCGTGACGTTGCCGATTACATAGCTCTTGGCCGGGGGCGCTTTGAGGACTTCGGAACACTACCAAACCAAAAGTCTAAAGCAGCAAGCAAGGTCATCAATAACACGGCAACCGACGCTCTGCATATGCTTGGTGCTGGCCTTCACGGTGGCTTGAGTAGCCCCGCCCGGCCCTGGTTTCAGTTAGGCTTTGTTGACGAGGCCATGAACAGCTTCGGCATATACAAGGCTTGGCTCGATGACTGTGAGAAGGTCATGTACGCGACTTTCAAAAGGTCAAACTTCTATACCATCATTCACGGCATCTATGAAGAAATCGGCGCTTTCGGTACAGGCGCGATGCTGGTTGACGAAGACAAGGTTCACGGGCTGCTGTTCCATCCATTCACGGTGGGCGATTACAGGATTTCGGTCAAGACTGACGGACTCTGCCATTCATTCTATCGCAAGTTCAAGATGCAAGCCTGCCAGATAGCGGAACAGTTTGGCAATGATATGTGCAGCCCGAAGGTTATTCAACTCCTACGCAACAACCCCTATGAGTGGTGCGAGGTCATGCACGCCATTGAACCAAACGCGGCGTATGACCCCAACATGATGGACAGCAAGCCGTGGAGCAGCGTTTACTTTGAGACAAAGGAGAAGGATCGCAGGCTATCGGCTGTTGGCTATCACGAAATGCCGGTGGTGACTCCCCGTTGGCAGGCATTGGCGCATGAGGCGTATGGGTGGGGTCCGGGGCTTGAGTCGATAGGGCTTGCCAAGGCGATACAGAGGATGGAGAAGCAGGCTTTCATGGCGTCTGACAAGATGCTTGATCCTCCCTTGGCTTTGCCTTCAAGCATGAAGGACAGGATGCTCGACCTGTCCCCTGGGGGCAAGAACATCTATGACGAGGCCAACGCCAAGATTCAGAACATGGTGACGATTGACGCTGGTGCGCTCCAGGTTTACCGCGATAACATAAACCAGATTGAGGGCAAGATCAGGCGCAACTTCCATAACGAACTGTTCCTGATGATAAGCAACGAAGACCCGGCCAAGATGACGGCGACTGAGGTGTTGGCAAGGAAAGAAGAAAAGATGCTCATGGTAGGGCCGACGATTGAGCGGCTTGAGTATGAGCACCTTGCGCCCATTGTGTCGCGTGTGTTTGCCATCCTTGCGCGTCAAGGCAAGTTGCCGCCTCCCCCTCCCGATGTCGCTAACGCTGAGTACAAGATTGATTTCGTTAGCCTTTTGGCACAGGCGCAGAAGCTTATAGGCGCTCAGTCGATGCAGGGCTATCTTGGCATTGCAGAGCGTGTGGCCTTGGTTGACCCTGGAAGCGTGGTAAAGACGAATTGGGACAAGTATCTTGACGAAGCGGCTGATATGGTGAGCCTGCCGTCTAAGGTTGTGCGTACCGATGACGAAACCGCAGCCATTCGCAACCAGATGGCGCAGCAAGCGGCACAGGAACAGCAACAGATGGCTATGGCACAGGGGGTTGACAATGTTCAAAAGCTCGGCAACACGCCAGCAGGTGAAGACACGGCCCTCGGAAAACTTGAAGCAGAAACCGAAAGTGGCAACGCCTAAAACACCGCTTCCTAATTGGGATGAGCCGGTAAAGGTGATAGACGCCTGTGAATCGTGTGCGTTTTTTTATATCCATTATTGTAGACGGTTCCCCCCTGTCGGCGGGATGTTCTCTAAAGTAACTGTAAAGGATTGGTGCGGTGAGTTCAAGCGATTGGGGGATAAGTGATTGACGACCACGACGAACAACGTACGGAGTCGCAGCGCAAGGCGCTCCTTGAGGAAGAAAACCACTATGCTACTATCCGCAGAGTGTTTGGAACACAAGATGGGATGGACGTACTGGAGTGGCTCCTCACTGACCTTTGTGGATATTGGAGGAGTCGGTTTGATACTGAGGGGGAACGTGGCAAGTTTGAGTTGGGACGTTTTATCTTTAATCAGATTTGCGTGGCCGATATAGAGATTTGCCACGCTTTGCTTGAGCGCAGGCGCAATCAGGCCGAATCGGTCAGGATAGCAGAGAAGCGCATGATAGAGAAAGGGCGCACATGAAGGCGATGCAGCAAGGGTGTGTTGAGCCGGGTGTAGAGGCCAATATATGGAAGTCGCTCAATATCAACTTGGAAGACTACAAGGACAAGCTCAACCTGGCGTGTGGGGCCGACTATCGTGAAGGCTGGACCAACCAGGACTTTGACAGGCGGGTGCGGGCCGATGCGTACTGCGACCTGGAAGAAATGCTGCCGTTACCCGATGCGTCTTTCGATCTTGTGTATGCGTGCCATATTTTGGAGCATATCAGAAACCTACAAGAATTGAAGACCGAGATATACAGAGTTTTGAAGCCTGGTGGTGTTCTGGCGTGTGTGGTGCCTCACTACTTATCGGTGGACGCATGGGGCAACCCGCAGCACATACGGGCATTTTCAAGGGATTCGTTTCATGTAGGGCAGTTCTGGCCGGGTGAGTATTTAAAGTATATGGAATTGTGGGAGCTTAATTTAAACTCAGAGGATGGAAGTTACGAAGTTCAGTGGATAATCAGCAAACGTACTA